GCGGCTAAGATCTGTTGTGGGGTTAAAGCCCCACACACCAGGCCCAAATAGGCCAAAATACACTGTATCCTTTAAATCTCAAAGGGGTCCAGTGTGGAGAACCGTGGCACGATTGTATATTGTTGTCGTGCCCGTGGGGGTTTTGCAACCCCACCCGCGAGGACCTCGAGATTCCAAAGTAAAGAATCTTTAGGTCGAGCCTCGAGCTGCACAAGGGACTTAAGGTAACGTCCCAGCAGATCGGACTCCTCAGTTGACGTTTCGTCAACTAAGACTTGTACCCGAAACCCTTCCCAGCCCCTTTTGTGACAATAGGCTGAGGAGGGCATGGCCTCGTCAAAGGTGCCAATAAAGGCACCATCGCCGAGTCCATCGGGTAATCGCGGTCTACGCCAGCTAGACGGAGCTTTGCTCCTTAGGAACATAAGTAAAGATCGCATTAAACCGCGATCCCAAACAGTGTTCCAGGTGTTCCTAAGACACCAGCGATAAAGCTGGTTGTGTAAGAGGAATAGATCCCTCAAAGCCTTAGGCTCACCCCTGACGTAGAACGGCGTAACATCAAATCCGTTAAAGTAGTGTTTACCACAGCTTTCACGGAACATCCCGTCGGCAAACGTCTTATCAACGTTCGTCTTAAATCCAGCCCAAGATAGAGTATCCATCAGGGTAGGGACGGCCTCAACTGGTAATATTATATCATCACCGTAGATTGAGATTGATGTTACATCAGCTCCACAAGCTTCAACTACGCTCCTTGTTATGGCCCAAAATATCAGGGATTCTAACTCGAAGGTATAGCCGTTACCCATGGAACTGAACTTCCGGTATAGAATCTGTTCACCGGAAGGAAGAACCCCTATTGGACTTCTGCACTGCTCAAGTGCTGACATCCATTCGGGCGGTAGGAGAATGCGCACTAACTCATAAGAGATAGTGTCACTCGCCATCGACAAATCGACGGTAGCCAAGCCCTTTCCCACTGCACATTGTGCAAGGTATTGGTTTCTTGACTGATCGTCGAGGTCGACGCCTACGCGCTTAAGGCGTTTACGAATGACGCGACCGATCCCCTTTTGAATATACATATTCATACAGGGCTCAATAGCGATCACGCGATGCGCTTTATAGTTCTTCGGCACGGTTACGATTCTGTTTCCCTTTACTACATTGTAAAGGGAACCTCCGTCTAACGTGACGCTCTCTTGCCAGAGAGGTGAGCTGCAAATCGCAGCTTCAGCGAGGCCAGAATTTCCTGGGGTCGTATCGGGTTTCCCCGAATATTTGTAGACGGCGTCCGCTCGTTTCCGAGGCAACCGTGTGGTTGCTCCAGGGCCGAACGAAAAACCTGTCGATGCGTCATTCCACGAGAATTCCCCTAATAACCTATGAATTTTACGTCTGGCAGCTTCAATAAGCGACCAGAAAGAGTCGTCGTACACTGTATGACGGCTCTTATCATAGATTAATCGGATGTTCGTGTTTCGACACATCTCCTCTGCCTCAGCGAACTTCTTCCAAGTAGTTGCTTCCTTTTCCGGCGATGGTAAACCATCGTCGTACTTTGTCAGCATCTGCTCGAATAAGTAGTTTACTGAGAATCGACCGGGATCATCAAGATCCCAGACGTCTTCTCGACTTGAGAATTCGCCGGGGGTAACTTGCGACCCTCTCCCAAAGGGGAGATCTCCGCGCCAATTCGTAGCTCTTGCGAGCTCGTGAATGAACGCGGAGAGGTCAAGAGGTACAGCGACGTTGCTACGCCGATTACGGCGAATAGGCTTGCTAACCATAGAGATGCTCCAATAGTGAGTAAGCCAACAAGGGACGAGATTGTCCTGCTGGATCCGAAGATAGTAACACCTTCGGTCAGCATGCCGCCAGAGGCGGACATGTTGGTGGTGTCCGGCTTGCGCCGGATTACCATCAGTAGATCGGTTCGCAATCTGCAGCCACTTCGACAACGTCGGCGTGGCTCAACAGATTGCTCATGATCTCCAGCAGGTCCTTACGTTCCTGCGGTGTCGACAGCTGAGAAAAGTTGAGCGCGAAGTCTGCAGAGCAGTTTCGCACGACTTTCTCATTACCATCGACCGTCGCCAGGACAGGATCGTTCGCCTTGATGAGCAAACGGTACGCGCCTGTTGGTGCCGAAGGATTCCGAAGCTCGATGGAAAGAGTCTCGAAACCCATGGGCACCGCTGCTACCCGGTTCGCAAACTTCGCCACAGTTCCATTTGTGGTGACGGGTGAGAACACGTGTGCAGCTGCTGCAGCGTCAGTGACGCTAATATCGCCGATAGCCGGCATGTTTTGGTCATCCTATTAGGATAGATCGGAGCTGGTCAGGCATAATCGACTATTTATCGTCAATAACCGTGCGTCCCAAGCCCAGGGTTACCCCGGGGCATACGACGGCAACTCGCTAACAAAGCTAAACCGTTAGCCATGTGAGTGAGACTTAGCGGATTCTTCATCCGCAAAGTAGGAACAGGCAAAGAGGGGTACACATACCGTTCAATGAACAGGTAGTGACCCCGAGCACCCACTGAGGAAGACACCGTAAACTCGGAGTTTGGCGCAAACCATTCTCCTCGCCACGTTGTCCCCTTGAGGGTAGCTCTTGCCTCGCGTCTGTGGGTTAAACTCCCACTTTTGAACTTATACCCCAAAGCTGCGTGAAGGACATTGAAATACTCCCCAATAGGGAGCATCCAATCCACCACGAAACTCCAAGGTGTCAGTTCCCACGCGACTACGAAAGGATTCGTAGTTCCCAGTTGAGAGAAAGCGGCAAGAAGGTCATCCACAGGCTCGAAATCGAGCCTGACGAATGCACCCCGGAGCGCATCTCCCTTTCGCGCATAGGGAAGGTCTTCATGAAGGATTAAATCTTCATAAGAACCAGACCTGTCTGCGACGACTCCCTTACATGTCACTATCCGTGACAACGGATTCTGGTTCTTCACGGCGAGACTATTCATCGCGCCGTAAATATCAGAAACTAAGGGCTTCCAGCCGTACTGATACTCAAGCCAAGACCTAGGTGCTTTCCGAAAAGAAAGTCCTAACGTATCGGCAGCTTTGGCCCAGCGACCACGCTTAAAAGCGATGGCCGCATTAGCCAAACGAGTAGCAGTCGAACCAAGAAGATCGGCAGTCCTTTGGCTTTCGCCTAGGGCAATACCGAGGTTAATCTTCTGGTTCTGTAGCTTCAGCAAAGCTTTGATCAACGCTCTATTACTCATCGAGTCTGGAACAGCACTCGGGAAAGGTAGAGAATTGACCACGCTCGTACCAGCATCAAAACGACCATACATATGGGAAGTGAAGTATCTATTCCCACTTATATTTATCGTCTTGTTAACGCTCCCTTGAAGGGGAAGCGCATGCACCTTTCCAAAGGTGTAGTTGGTAGGATAGAGCCAACCGGTCGGTTTGGGCCTACGCCCATCCGGTCTATTCACATAATTGAATCTCGCACCAGTGTTATACTCGGTGTGGATCCAATCAGAATCCCCAGCGGTATAAGTATCGCTTGCGTATTTGCACGGGATGGTTTCCGTATAAGTAGGCATAAAGGGAATCCTTATGATATGTGAATATGGCTCCGAGCAGCTTTGCTTAATCCTCGGCCAGGGCCACCTCAAGCGAATTGATCGCTTGCAGAATGAACGCTTTCTCCCGTAAGGATAGGCGATCATCCTGAGCTATACGAGTACGATATAATTGCATCGTAGTCGCACAGTTTGGGTGGCCCGGACCGAAGCCCTCGATGATAAAGGACCAAGGAATTGCTTCCCAGACCGATTTGAACACCGAGTTTCGACTGACGGTAGTCTGTGACGATGAAACGTCCCAGTTACTATGCTTATTTGGCATACACTTCTCCTGTTTCTAAGGGGAGCGAACTCCCCCGCATCCAGACCTATAACCATAGGTACGGAAGAGGCGAGAGGTGTGTCAGACGACCAACACTCAAAGTGTTGTATATAGCACCGCTTTATTTGGCACTGCCTGAGAAAAGGATTTCTCAGAGGTCATATTTTGACCTAATAGCACCGACCCCGAGGGGGTCGG